GAGCATACCGGCCCAGACGGCGGCCCGATCCAGACCGAGAGCAAGAAAATACTGGACGCCTCAATGCTGGCGCGGCTTTCCCCGGAGGCTATGCTCCAGTTAGAGAGCGTCCTGATCGAAATGGAACAGGCAGAAGATGCGCCCGAAGTATGAGCGCCAGACTGATCTGAGCAACGAGGCTGACGTAGCGGCGTCACTGGCCGCCCGCTGGGGCCAGCGCCCTGTAAAGCTGGATGCCCTGCACCCGTATGACTATGCGTTCTATGATGGCCGGGGTGTCCCGTGCTGTCACGTGGAGATCAAGTGCCGGAATGCTTCATATGCAACATACAGGATCGGCTTACAGAAATGGCGGCGGATGCTGGAGTTCTCCCGGCGCACGGATATGCCGGGCGCTCTTGTGGTCCGCTGGCCGGTTGGTGGCGTTATGAGGCTGATGCTGGCCCCGGTTATTCCCCGGCCCCATGGGATCGTGATGGGCGGCAGACAGGACCGTGGCGACCCGGCGGATATCGAGGAAATGGTTGAGATACCAATGTCGGAGTTCGGGGATTAAACCCCGCACGAACATCCGGGCAATGATGCCCACTAATGGGAGAATGTTATGATGTCTGTCGAGCGGGGCACTTGCCCGGTCTGTAGTGGCACGAAACGCAAACCGGCTGGCAAGGCTCGGAACTGTAAGGTGAAGTAGCAACTACATATTGTGTATGGTAATAGGGGTCTGTCGATAGTAGGCCCCTTTCCCGCGAAACAATTCAAAGGAAAATTTATGTCGGAAAATATTCCTAAGTGGAGTGATGTTAAATTGCCTAAGTCAAGTGCAATGGCGATAGACATCAATGAATGGAAGTCCCAAATCTTTCTTGAAACAGAAGAACTAAAATCACAAGAAATAATTGTTAATGCTATCAAAGTGTTTTTGGCAGAAATAAAGGCCGCAATAAATCATTCAACAATGTTCAACGATGAGTTAGCAGAGTATTCCGAAGGTGTAGTTAAATTGTTTCCTGATATGAATGAATGGAAACGCAGGTCTGCATTTCCTAAAGGGAACCAAAGCTGGCGGGATGACTAAGAGTAACTTGTGTGTTATCTAGTCCGGGCCGATGCTATTACAGCTATGTCTGCAAGCACTGCGGTGATTTTTACAGCATTGACAGTGGGGATTGACAGGGGGCCGTCTAGCTACGTCCCGCGCCTTATGTTACCAAATGTCGTCGGACGGTGGCGCGAGTCATAGTCTGGCGGCAGCCTGCCGTTGTTGATGCTCCTCCAGCGGCGGGCTGCACCCAGCGGAGCGAACGTGGATTTTAACGATTTACATGGACTTGACCTAACCGACGCGCGGCGGGAGTTGAGCAGGCATATTTGCGAAAATAGCCTGTATGAGTTCCTGCGCCGCGCGTGGCAATGGGTGGACCCCAGCCCGTTTGCTGATGGCTGGCCGATTGAGGCTGTGGCCGAGCATCTTGAGGCGGTCTGCGACGGCGATATCAAAAGGCTGATAGTGAATATCCCGCCCCGTTTCGGTAAGAGTACAATATGTTCCACCGCCTTCCCCGCGTGGATATGGGCGCAACGGTTTAAGAGTCCGACATCTGGGCCGGGCGTTCAGTTCCTCACGGCATCCTACGCAGCGCAGTTATCCGTACGCGACAGTGTGAAGTGCCGCCGCTTGATAGATAGCCCGTGGTATCAGGAATTGTGGGGGGACAGGTTCAAACTTTCATCGGACCAAAACGTCAAGTCGCGCTTTGACAATAACAAGGGCGGCACACGCTTAAGTACATCGGTTGGTTCTGCCCTGACAGGCGAAGGAATGAGCATCGGCATAATAGACGACCCGAATGGTGCTCAAGACGCTACGTCGGAGGCCGTCATCGAAAGCACCATTGAGTGGTTCGATCACGCAATGTCTACCCGCCTCTCTGATCCCAAAACTGGCGCGTTTATAATCATCCAGCAGCGTCTGGCCGAGAATGACCTGACCGGACATATCCTTGAAAAGCAGGTGGGAGACTGGACGCATCTGTGCCTGCCCATGAAATACGAGCCGGATCGCAGCTTCACCACGGTGATTGGGTGGAAAGACCCCCGCACTAACGAAGGCGAATTGCTGTGGCCGGAGCGGTTTGGCGAGCCTGAAGTCAAGGCGCTGGAAAAAGCACTTGGCCCTTGGGCTGCGGCTGGGCAGCTACAGCAGCGGCCTGAACCCAAGGGCGGCGGCGTCATCAAGCGTGAGTGGTGGCAGACTTGGCCTAGCGATAACTACCCCCCGGTCGAATACATCATTGCCTCATTGGACACGGCCTACACGACCAAGACTGAGAACGACTATTCGGCCTTGACGATATGGGGCATATTCTCAGGTGCAAATACGACACCGGCCACCAAGTACGTCAACCGAGAGAGCGGCCTCATAGACCAGAGCGAGCAGACCATCCTGTTTGATAAGGCGCTGGAGCAGCGGTTCCAGATCAAGGTCGGCGGTGACGAGAACACCATCCCCAAGGTCATGTGCATGATGGCTTGGGCGGAGCGGCTGGAACTGCACGACCTGATCAAGAAGGTCAGCGAGACTTGCAAGACCTACAAGGTAGACAAACTTATAATTGAGAACAAAGGGTCCGGTATTAGCGTGGCCCAAGAAGTCCGCAGACTGTACAGCCACGAAACATTCGCGGTGCAGTTGGTTGATCCCAAGGGGCAGGACAAACTGGCAAGGTTACATTCTGTTGCCCACCTGTTTGCGGAGGGAATGATTTACGCGCCCGACCGAGACTGGGCAGACAAACTGATCACGCAAGTTGGTCAGTTCCCGCGAGGCAAGCACGACGATCTTGTCGATACTGTCTCAATGGCAATCAGGCATCTGCGTGACGCAGGGTTGTTGGTTCGTTCACCTGAATGGGCGGCGGAGGTAAAGTCCGCAATGACGCACACTGGGAGCAACTTGCAGCCGTTGTACTAGTTAGCATGCGGCATTGGTGATATGTTCGGTTACTCGCATATAAAGGTAACCCATGCCGCTTACGCCGGGACTAAGCCCCTCCATACGTCAGCCAGCGCCAGAAATTGGCGATGATGAACCTGTAACCGTCGAGATCATCGAGGGCGGCCCTGACAAGCCCAAAAAGAATGATGACGGAAAGATTCTTGAGATTGAGCATGATGATGGCTCCATCACCATCAGTCTTGATGGCAAGTCGCTGCTTGATGATGAAGAGCGCCGCCCGACAGATTGGTTTGATAATCTTGTCGAAGACATTGACGACATGGAACTTGATCGCATCTCCGGCGATCTCATGCGCGGCATTGAGGATGACATCCAGAGCCGCAAGGACTGGATTGAGGACCGCACCAATGGCCTGAAGTTGATGGGCCTGAAGGTTGAGGTTCCCGGTCTAGGATCATCCTCTGACGGTGCGCCAGTCGAGGGCATGAGCCGCGTCCGTCACCCGCTATTGCTTGAGGCGGTCCTGCGTTTTCAGGCCAACGCTCGTTCGGAAATGCTGCCGGTAGACGGTCCGGTCAAGATCAGGAACGACGACAACAACGCCACACTTCAGGAAGATCAGCTTGCCAATGCTTTGGAGCGCGACCTAAACCACTTCCTGACGGTCACGGCGAGCGAATACTACCCCGACACAGACAGGATGCTGCTGATGCTGGGCTTCGGCGGCACGGCATTCAAGAAGGTGTACTTCTGCCCGCTTCGCAATCGCCCGGTCTCTGAGACGATTGACGCCGACGATCTGATTGTGAATAGCTCAGCCACTGACCTGAAGAACGCCAAGCGCATCACACATCGTTCCATGCTGCGCCCGTCCACGGTGAAGCGGCTGCAGATACTGGGTGTGTATCGGGACATTGATCTGTCCACGCCCAGTATGCCCAGTCTTGACAGCTTGCAGCGGGAAGAGAAGTCGCAGCAGGGTATTCAGCCGGAGAGTATGAATCCCGATGATCGGGACCGGGAGATATACGAGGTCTACTGTGAGCTGGACATCAAGGGCTACGAACACAAGATGCGTGGCAAGGAGACCGGCCTAGAAATCCCGTACCGCGTGACGATTGACGTAAGCACCAAGAAAGTCCTGTCTGTTACCCGCAATTACGAGGAGGACGATCAAGAGCTTCCCGAAGCCAAGAGCAACTTCGTCAAGTACACCTACATCCCCGGTCTGGGGTTCTACGACATTGGCCTGCTGCACATATTGGGTAACACCACCAACGCCATCACGGCTGCTTGGCGCGAACTGCTGGACGCTGGCATGTACGCCAACTTCCCCGGCTTCTTGATGGCCGATACCGGCGCAAGACAGAATACTAATATCTTCCGGGTTCCCCCCGGCGGCGGTGCTTTGGTCAAGACCGGCGGCATGCCGATCAGTCAGGCCATCATGCCCTTACCGTACAAGGGGCCGGATCAGGCCCTCATGGCGCTGGTGGAGAACATCAGCCAGACCGGCATGAGGATCGGCGGTACGTCTGAGCAGCCCGTGGCCGAGGGCCGATCAGATGCCCCGGTGGGGACCACGCTGGCTATGATTGAGCAGCAGCAGAAGATTTTGAACTCGGTCCACAAGCGTATGCACTCAGCGCAGGCTGAGGAGTTCCGGCTGCTGGTGCAGTGCTTCCGTGACCACCCGGACAGCTTCTGGCAGCGGAACAAGAAGCCCGCGATGCAGTGGGACGAGCAGACATTTCTTCAGGCCATTGAAAACTACCAGATCACCCCGCAGGCTGATCCCAATACGGCCTCGCATCTGCAACGCCTCATGAAGGTCATGGCCCTGAAGCAGCTTCAGGCAAGCAATCCGACCATGTACGATCCTGTTGCCATTGACACGGCGGCCTTGCAGGCAATTGGCTGGGGCAACCCGCAGCAGTTTCTTGCGCCGCCGCAGGCTAATGCCAGCCCGCCGCCTGAACTTCTCAAGATGCAGTCGGACACCCAGAACCAGACCAAGATCGCGGACGCTAGGGTTATGGAGGCCCAGACGCGGGCCAAGACTGCCGATGCCAAGGCGCAGACCGACGCACAAAGATACCAGACACAGGCGACTTATGATGGTGAGCGCCTCAAGCTGGATAACGCCAAGACCCAGTCCAGCATCGTCAAGGACCACGGCGATATGCAGAACAAGGAGGAAGAGCGCAAGTTCCGCGAGCGTCTGGACCTGATTGATCTGGCCCAGAACCTTGCGGTTCACCCCCTGAGCGCCCCCGTTGTGGCCCCGCTGATCAGGCCGGTGGCCGATGACTTGGGCATGACCGGCCCGCAGAGGGCTGGGCTTGTCCCGCCTAGGGGCCGCTAATGTCTAGGGACGTCCGTAAAGCCCTGATGATTGCCAAGGGGCCGGTATCCAGTGGGTATCTGCCTCCGGGTGATCCGCAGCGGACGGCTAACCTTGCGCGGCATATGGAAGGCAGTGCGGCCCCGCCCGTGATGTATCATGGGACAACGAGAATCAAATCATGGCGCAGTGATCCGGGACCCATAGATAAATTCCAAGGAGGCCGAGGCCATCCTGACGCACCAGTGGCTGCATACGCAGCGTTTGACCCAGAATTTGCAGCGCGTTTTGCTAATTATGACCCTATGGAAAAACCGAAGAACACTTTAAAAGAGCAAGGTCATGTTTATCCGCTGCATGTTCGTGCG